TAATGTTGACCTCATCCGGGCTGTAACTGACGGCTTGCCCACACTATCCTCGGCAGTCGGCAGCACCACCACAACGGTTATCAACACCGAGTATAACCTCTATATCAACAATGCCCCGCTAGGAGTTTTCAAGCCTGTTCTCGTCACTGTCAACTTCTTAAACCAAACGGCTGGTGAAACTGTTGTCCTTAGAAAATACAGGCGGGATACAGACGGTGGTGTATGGAGCTTATTTGATGAGTCCGATCCTATTGTCGGAGTGCAATCCCCTGTGCTGATCGGAGTAAACCTCGGCCCTAATCGGTTTGGGGTCAGGTTAACGATTGAGAGAACTGTAGGCACTGCCAGGGCTTATCCTTGGGCATCCTTCTATGAGATATAATGGCTAGAACATTTTATGACAATCTTGGCTTGAATCAAGATATAGTCCTTGACTGGCCTTTCCTCGAGGGAACCGGAACGCTAATACACGACCAGTCAAAGTCAGGCTCTATCGGAACAAGGGAAGGCGCCGGAGGTACAATATGGCCGGCAGAAACGGGCCAGCCATATTACGGACTTTACCTCTTCCAAGTTTGGACACAGTATATCAACTGCCCGGCTGCGGATTGCCCGAACCTGAACTTCACCTCCGGGGATTATAGTTTAGCTTGCTGGTTTAATTGGTCGGTTGGTACTGATACGTCACAGATACTAATGGGTAAATACATTCTCAGCGACAGTGGGTGGGAAGTCTACCTTACCGAATCCGGCGGCATTTACTATCTAACCGTCAGGCATCACCACTCGTTAGGCGCATCTTTAAGGACAGCATCTTATTCTATTGGCTGGCTGCCCAGCACCTTGCATTGCTGGAGTTACAGCAGGACAGGGACCACGGCGCAGCATTACATGAATGGTTTACCGATAGCAACTGTATCCGGCACGTTAATCGACCCCGAATCAAGCGCAGCCCTTGACCTCAGATGTGGGTGCAGATTTACCGAAGATTCCAACTGGCTTAATGTTTACCTGGGAAGGCCGAGAGCTTGGTCCAGGGCTTTAACCGCCGCCGAGCATAGACAGATATTCGCACAGGGGAATGCTCAATGACTGGTATAGATGAAATCGGAAGATGGAATAGACATAGACACCGGCAGCGAGCAGCACTTTGATAAAATACTATTCCACCATAATACCAAAAACATTGATGATGCTGTTTGTGATTCCCTCTGGAATAATCTTGTCGGTGAGTTTCCGGTAACCATCGCCCCAGACAACCTGGTTGGCACTACCTTGACGGCTGATAACGTAGCTAATGTGTTTGGTGCCGATACCGAATTGAGGGCAGCATTGGCAGCGACAAAACCATTCAAGGTACTTATGACAGTAGTTAAGCCACAGGTAGCCCAGTTCTACCAGTTAAGATTAAGTGCGGATAGCGGGGTAACATGGTTTGAGAGGATTATGGTATCTACCGCCCGGGCTGCTGGATCGGCATTACCGGCTAGTACGGATTTTATCTTCAACTGTGGGACTCGTATATCAGGAAGCATCAAGGCTGCAAGTGGAGGAGGCGACACCATGCAAGTCTGGCTGAAAATTCAGGAGATATAATATGGCGTGTACTTATGATGTAACAACCGATAGGGGCAAAGTAAGACTTTTAATCAATGATGTATCGACAACCGCTTGCGTCTTTTCTGATGCCGAGATTGATATTTTCTTATCAATGCACTCGAGTAATATCTACCTGGCGGCTGCTGAAGCCTTGGGTGCATGGGCGGCTAAATACACCCTCTCCCCTGAAAGTGAAAAGATAGGTGATTACCAGTACACTCAAAAGACTATCGCTGCCATGAATAAACTGAAGTCAGAGCTGGAAACAAAAGCATACTCTGATCCTATATTGGACTGGGCGGAGATGGATTTGACCGAGGGTAGTGGAATCACCGCGGAGGGAGATTGAGCTATACAAGTTTGTTAATCAATACCTGTACCGTGCAGAGATATACAGAAGGGGTAGCCGATGATTATGGTACACCTACTTTAACCTGGGCTGACCACTTAACAGATATCGCTTGCCGGCTGTCCTCTGCGATGATGGGGAGAGGCGGGCAAGAAATAAAGGTCGGTGCCGAGTTAGTTATCGCTGACCACACTATCTTCCTTGGTGATGTCGATGTTACCGAGCAGGACCGAATAGTAATTGATAGTGATACCTATGAAGTCTTGATGGTAGTAGATCGGAGAGACGGGGCCACCTCACATCATAAAGAGTGTTTTGTAAGGGTAGTTCGATGAAACTAAGCATGAACATAATTAGCAATCTGAGGATTCCCGCAGCCAAGAATACCCTTGATAAAGCCACCACGTTAGCCATGAGGGATACGGTGGTGGCTATCCATAATGACAGCATTAGGAACGCAAAGGCCGTTGACTTCTGGGATACGGGGCATAACGCACGCTCACTTGCCGGAGAGGTTTCTGGAATGGGAACCGTTAAGCAGGGGAAAGACGCAGAGCCGGACAGAATTGTAAATGATAGAAAGCTGGAAGGTGCTGTTTATTCTACTTCCGGCTATGGTGGTTATGGCGAGACAGGTTATCATACCCGCTCTGGTAGCCATGTACAGGGGAGACCCTACATGAATCCGGCACTGATGAAGCATACCAAGGGGGATTCTTTCGCCGGGAAAGTGAGGAAGCATTTATGAGCTTACCTGATACCAACAAAATCATAAGGGATTATCTAACAACCTCGTCAACAAAGGTTGATCCCTTAATCGCCTTAGTGGGGGCAAGAATCTACTGCCCCAGGATACCGGAGAATGGCACGCTACCGGCAGTTACTTACTCATCCCGGGGCGGATCGGCAACCCCGTATATTCCCGATATGCCGAATCCTAGTGTGCAGTTTGATTGTTGGGCTGCCGATCCTATCGATGCGCGAGAAATCTACCGTGCTTTATATGATGCACTCCAAGGAATACAGAATGTCGCGGTAGGGTCTAACTACATTTTATCAGCAATCGAGGAAGGACAAGGCCAGGATCTAGTGGATGAATTTATTCCAAACTACTTTCGGACCCTTTGTTTTTTCAGCATCATGCTACGATAGGCCACAGAATCAAAATCTAGGCGTTTTACAAGGAGGGAGTAATGGTTTTACCAGAAGAGGAAGAAGAGGCGGTTGTAATCGATATAGAGACTGAGGAGGAGGAGGGGGAGTTGATACCTACGGAGGTTGAGGAGGAGGAACCGATACCCAAAGAACCAGAAAAATCAGCTGTCTTACCTGAGAAGGCACTTTATTATATTAAACTACAACAGGAGGGTAAATAATCATGGCAAACACAATCGCTAACGTCTTAACCGGGGTGGCGACCCTGGCCGTTAGGCAGCCAAATGACGCAAGGGCAGAATGGTCTACTGTTGAGCAGTATGCAGGAAGTAGGTCAGTGAAGCTCACCAAGACTGGTTCCGGAGATGCCGGTAGCACCCACGTTGAATTGAGTGGATCGGCGCTAACAGACAGGGCTATAACAATGGCACTCTGGACAGCCGCCCTTGACACAAACAGCTTCTGGCACAAAAGCTCCGCAGTGGTCGGTAACTTTGCTCAGATGGAGTTCAGGTTTGAAGACCCCGACTCCGATGCCTGGGCTGAAATCACAGATGTCGATCTGCAGGGTATTACGGGAAGCAATACTTGGTTAGACCAGGAGTGCGCTGATGCTGACTTGTCTGGTATAGGTGGGGTTGACGAGATAGGAGCCTCGTTCTTTGACTGGGGGTTAGCCGCTCTTAACGGGCAGCAAGCGGCCATTGAGGTCTTGACCAGTGGAGCTGATTGCTCGAACTGGATACTGACCAGGGTTCGAGTAGAGTTGTGGGAGACTTCACCTGCACGAACTAGCTACATTGACAGCATCGAGATTATGGGCACCGTCTACACCATTGAACCAGGTGGCACCGGCCCGGCGATATCCCTTAGTTCTCCATTTGTCGACCTTGGCTATACCGAGGACGGAGTTACTCTTACTTACAACGCCGATGAATCCGATATCGAGGTGGAGGAAGAAACCGTAGCCATAGACCGTGTTATCACCAAGGAGTCCATTGAGATAACCTGTAATATGGCAGAGGGCTCACTAGCGAATATGGGCTTTGCGATGGCCGGATCAGTGGTATCCGGTAGCATCCTAACAGTAGGGTCCGGCGTCAATAAGACCATGAATCTTAGACTCGAAGGCCTCAACCCTGCTGGTTACTTACGGCAGATGTTCTTCCCTAAAGCTACCGCGACTGGCTCAGTTGGGATGCCTTTCAAGAAAGGGGAGAAGACCGTTGTCCCGGTAACATTCCAGGCATTGAAACCCGCCGGGGAGCCAGCCTTCACCGTAGTCGATAACGCAGCCTAAAGATAAATAAAAGGAGCAGATAATGGAAAGGACAGAAGACCAGAAAGTACACCATGATCCATTCAAGGTAATGCTAGGAGGGCGGGAGTATGACGTTGAGCCTCTTGTAATCAAATACTCCCGCCCCTGGCGCAAGAAGGTTATAGATTTGATTTCCGACTTGCCGAAGTATGCCAAGGTTGATACAGACAAGCCGGACGAGTTTGCCGAAGCAGTCAAGATTTTAATGGTTAAAAGCCAAGATTCAATCATTGACTTATTCTTTGAGTATGCCAAGGATTTACCCAGGGAGGAAATAGAGGAAACAGCCACCGAGGCAGAGGTGGCAGTAGCCTTTGAGGTGGTAATGGCTTTTGCATTCCCTTTATCGGAGACGATCCCGACAAAGGGGACACCTTAACAATCGGGGAAGGGCTAGAATTCCTTTTGTCCGAATGGCATATAACACCTGATTACATCTTTGAAAAGTGGACAGATGAGGAGTTTACGCTCATGTGCGAGAAACTAAGTGAGCGCAAGGAACGAATGGTGGCGGCATACAGGGGTGAGGGCAAGAAGAAGGCCACAACCACAGACACAGACATATTCCAAAGAGCAGGGGTAAAGGTAAAGAAGGGATAGTATGGCGATTTCTGCTGGCGATGTTGTAGTAAAAATAAATGGCGATTCTTCCGGCTTGGAAAACAGTCTAAAAGGTGTGGACGGCAAGGTAAATAAGCACGCCGGTAACTGGACCAACCGCATGAAGAAAGTTGGCATGGTTATCACCGGGGTAGTCGCGGCTATCGGTGGTGCTTCCCTTAAAATGGCTGTGGACTTTGAGGATGCCTTTGCTGGCGTCCGCAAAACGGTAGATGCCACTGAAGAAGAGTTTGCTGAATTAGACAAAGCCCTCAAAGATATGACCAAAGAATTACCGCTTACCTATGTCGAACTTGCCAGGATAGCAGAGGCCGCCGGGCAGTTGGGTATTGCGAAGGAAGATATAATATCCTTCACTAATACCATTGCGAAACTGGGGATGGCTACCAATCTAACAGGCGAAGAGGCGGCCACTTCACTGGCTAGGTTTGTGGGCATTACAGGTATGGCAATAAGTGATATTGAGAGACTAGCCTCAGTGATTGTTGCTTTGGGTAATAGTAGCAAGACCACAGAAGCCGAGATCGTTGATATGGCTATGCGCCTGGCTGGTGCAGGCACTGCCATCGGAATGACTGAAGTCCAAATTATGGCATTTTCTGCTGCGCTATCTTCGATGGGATTAAGGTCTGAGGCTGGTGGTACTGCTTTCTCGAAGACCATGCTAGAGATGAATTCTGCTGTTGCTGGAGGGGGTGCGGAATTAAAAGCCTTCGCTTCAACGGCTGGCATGACAACCGCTGACTTCGCCAAGTTCTTCAAGGAAGATGCTACCGGGGCGATAATGGCATTCGTATCTGGTTTGGGGAGGATGAAGTCAGAAGGGGAAGATATAACCCCTGTCCTCGACGAGGTAGGGTTAGGGGGAATCAGGGTAGTTGATGCCCTATTGAGAGCAACCGGGGCGCAAGAGCAATTAACCGATGCTCAAAACTTAGCAGCCGAAGCTTGGGTAAAAAACTCCGCTTTGGAAGAAGAGGCAGCCAAGAGAATCGAGACTACGGCTTCCAAGTTGCAATTACTCAAAAATGAAGTGGCACTCACGCAGGCCGCGTTAGGCGATGCCCTTCTTCCTATACTACGGAAGGTTATGGCTGCAATGATTCCCATTATAAACAAACTAACAAAGTGGATTGAGGTACATCCCAAATTATCAGTTGCGCTTTTGGCTTCCGTTGGTGCTATGGGTGTGATGATGATGATGATAGGCCCCCTGATGAAGATGTGGGCTGCGCTTCAAGCTATAATTCACTCTAATACTATCTCCCTGATTGCACACAAGATTGCCATGGTAGCCCACAAGGTAGCTTCGTTTGTGGCCATCGGAGTAATGAAGCTAATCACCATAGCACAGTGGGCGTGGAATGCAGCCATGAATGCTAATCCTATCGGGGCTATTGTTACCTTAATAGGGTTGCTAGTGCTGGCCGGTGTCCTCCTCTATAAGAACTGGGACAAGGTAGTGGCCTTTTTCAAGGGGGCCTGGCGCAAGATCAAGCTCTTTTTCCTGGGGGGTGTTGAGAAAGTCCTTGGTATCCTAGCCAAATTTACCGGATGGCTGCCCGGTGTTGGTGATCAGATAACGGCTCTCCATGACAAAGTAGCCAATATGATTGATGCCGAGAAGATAGGTGTCGATGCAGACAAGGCCGCTGGCTCTTTCGCTGAATTAGAACGGAAGATAAACGATGCCTCCGATGACATCGTGATTGACGTAGAGGATGCTACACAGGCGGCCATTGATGGAGCCACACGAGTCGCTGACGAAGAAAAGCGCATACTGGAGACCCGGGCCGGATACTACCGCGACCTCACCGCTGAGCAGATTCGGAATATAGACGAAGTGATGATGGCCGAGCTGATAGCGATGGACCCGACCGGGGAGGTGGCCAGACTAGCCGAGGACTTCAACGATTTACAAAGCGGCGTAAAAGAAGATGCGGCAGACCGCGACAAGGTATTAGAGGAAGACCGCGTCAAAAGACTAAACGATGAACTCGACGATAACAAGGATTTAACCAAGGCCGACAAACGTAGAATTAAAGATGAGATCGCTACCATAGAAGATGCTTGGGCGATAGAGGAAGCCGGTAAGGAATTACACTCAAAAATAATGGAGCTTGACACTGAGGGGTATTTCGGGGACCAAATGACCGCAATTAACGAAGGATTGGCGGAAACAGTCACCACCTACAATGCTGATCTATTGGCCTTCCAGGAAATGAACGCCGACAAATTAACTGACACCCAAGAGTTTATTGACGAGTATAACCGGATAATGAGTGGGTTGGGGGCTACACCTGACTATTCCTTTGAGATGCCGTCTCTCCCTGAACCAGGGGACGGACCCCAAGTGTGGATGGACCCCTCGCTGGGTACTCCAACGCAGTCAGGGAAACAGCCCCAAGTATGGATGGACCCCTCATTGAAAAAGTTTGCTGGTGGGGGGATGATACCCGAGCCCACCTTGCTTTATGGGCTTAAAAGTCAAAAGCCTTATGCTATAGCAGGGGAAGCCGGGCCAGAACCTGTAGGTGCAGCCGCTGGTAATAACGTAACTAATCACTTTCATGGCCCATTTTATATTAGGGAAGAAGCCGATATTGAAAAATTGGCCGTTAGGTTGAATGTTAAACAGTCTCGAACCGATAGGAGAATAGGACGATAATGGCTAATAGCTTTTCGTTTAATGCTGTAGACCTTAGTGATTATGGGCTTACGTTAGCTCATAGTAATATCCCCGGGCTCGCGCAGGAAAACCGAAGCCAACTAATCCAAGATTTGAGTTATTCCTTCCTGCCGAAAAGACCGCCCAAGCCTATTAACATTGATGTCGATGTTAAGGCCGCGACCCGGGCGTTGCTTGATGATTACTTGGATTCTATAAAGTTCCAGGTAACATCTGAAGTCTCCAAGGTACTCAAATTAGACCATATTACGGATAGGTATTGGAACACTAAATTAGATTCCTTTATCGGCTCTTATACTTCGCCTTATCACTGGTCAGGGACGATCACGTTCAAGGCTGATGATTCGATGGCATACGATAACACGGAAGATGATAACACCCATAATATCGATGCTTCCCCTAAGTCGATTATGGAGGCGGTCGAGGGGACAGGAACCGTCCTTCCCGTCTGGACATTAAGAGCCAAAGAAGCCCTGGGGACCCCCACAATAAAACTGGAGAATGTTTCTATTGACGAGGAGTTTCAGTGGACAGGTACATTCACGACTGATGATAAATTAGAAATAGATGTCGCTAACTGGCTTGTCAAAAAGAACGAAAACTCGACCACCGGGATGGCTGGGGTAGTCGCAGGGAGTAAATTCCCCAGATTGTCCGCCAATATGAATAACACTATCAAAGTCACGGGTCTCTGGACTGCTGTAACAGGGACGCTTCAAATAGTCTACAGGAATAGATACCTATAAGGAGGTAGGAAAATGGCCAATGCTATGTATGACCACGGGCGTGAAAACTTCTGTCTGGGGGAGATAGACTGGGTGGATGGTGATAACAGGATTATGTTTATTGACGAGGCTGATGACGTTCCTGATATCGCCAATGACGAGGACTTGGACGATAGGGTAGGGGCTGCGATAGTCGGCACAAGTGCTAACATGGCCAGCGAGACTTGCGTAGCTGGTGTTTGTGACGCTGCTGATATCACGGTGGCCACAGTCGCAGGGGATGAATTCGAGTCGATTGACCTATACGAAGAGACTGGCGTTGCCACTACTTCCTGGCTGATATGTAACATCGACACCGCCACCGGACTCCCCTGCACCCCGAATGGTGGTGATATCACAGTCGCTTGGGACGCAGGAGCTAATGCAATCTTCGCATGGAACGCCTCATAAAAAGGAGATAAAAGGAGCAATATGGAGTTTATAATATCACAACTTGACGAAATCAGGGTTGGGACGGACGGCAAAAGAGTAGTCTTGCAATCAAGCAAGGGGACGACCATGAAGGTTCCCTGGCAGGTTGTCGAGACCTTATGCAAGGCGATGATCGCCAAGTCCAAGCAGATAGAAGAGATGGCTAACCTTGACCGGCTCCTGGCTGACCAGGCCATGATGTTCCGGTCGGGTGCGCCTTTCGGGTTAAGCAATCGCCGGGATATTCTGAAGGAAGCCGCTCACATAGCCCAGCATGATGACAAGCTCCGGAAGTATATGCCTGGGGGCGTGAAGTCCACGGCATTAGTCGGAACGCCAACAGTAATAAAACATGACCCACCGAAGGAGGTTAGCGATGAACTTTGAAGGCATGACCATTAGCGAATTACAGGTAGCCAAGCAAAAGATATTCAGTGATATCCAGGCTCTCCGGAAACTGCAGCATGAGGCAAAGCTGGTCTGGAATCGCCGCCAGGACGAGGTCCGGGTGGAGCAGATAGCCGAGCATCTATCACCCAAGGACAGGGCGCACATGGCCCAGGTATTAAGCCCCGAAGGGGTAGCGACTAAAGAAGGTGTCGGGAAGCCCAGATAAGAGGATTTAGATGGCTTACGGACTAATCAATAAATCTGGTAGCGAAGTATGGCATGGCGGGCTAGTTAAGGTTAGGTTTGACCTATTCCTTGAACCTGACGATGCCCGCTATGACGAGCGCTATACCTATGTGCCTGTTATCCCTGAAGGCGGGTATACGGGGAAGGTAGACGAAGACGGCAGACCCATTGACCAAAAAGACTATGACCTGTGGCTTGCCTCTTTGTCTCATATCTGGCAGCTTGCCCCATTCCATTCTCACTTTCTAAGGTTTGAGCCTGACGTATCACAGGAACAGGTTGAAGCCGCAATACTACCACATATCCCCAACTTCTACAAGGCGTGGACTGAGGAATGGGACAAAGTACCTGGCGGGATGCGTCACGGTTGGGATGTAGCTACTCGTACACCACGACCCCGAAGATATGATAAAGAGTTTACCATACCAGAGTTAGGAACACGTCCTACTGAATGTTTTGATAAGTTGGGTTTAATCCTAGCCTCCAACTTGTCTGTCCGCACCAAGGATATCGGCGAGATATTCCCTGCTACTGCGATTGATATTGGTGGTGCTGCTGTTCCCAGGTCTGGGAGGAGTCTAGTATCTTGGACAAGACTAGAAGGGTCTAATACTGCCAATGATACGGGTTCGCTAGATACTGTTGAGATTTACGCAAACGAAGACTTGGCTAATGCTGAGGTTGCTACATTTATCCCAGAGGGAAGTGATACTTTCTCTTCTAGGGATTTTGGGGCTATTGGTGCAGTTGTCTCTGGAGCAAAACGAGCCTTCACTGGAAAAGATATATCCGTTGCTACTGGGGATGTTATTGGTATTTATGGAACTTCAGGCTATATTGAATCTGGCCTCTCTGGGGGTGGGACAGGATGGCATCAAAGCGGAGACCAGATACCATGTACTTCAGTAACTTTTTCCACATCAACATATCGACCTCTTAGCCTCTACGCCACAGGGGAGACACCAGTAGCCCCCACTGTAACCACACAAGCAGTTGATGATATATTATCTACAACGGCGACAGGTAATGGTAATATCACAGCTACAGGCGGAGCAAACGCTGACCACAGAGGGGTCGTTTATGGTAAGACAAGCAAGGGAGACCCTGGCAATACTGCTTATACCGCAACAGATTATGATGGTTATGTAGACGAATCAGGGGATTTCGGAACTGGGGCTTTTGATAGAAGCCTAACCAGTCTTGATGCTGATACCACATATTATGTAAGAGCCTACGCCCACAACTCAGCAGGCTATAGTTATGGCGCTGAGGTTAATTTTGACACTTTGGAAATCCAAACAATCAATAATATTACCGGAATTGCCACTGTAGAAGGTGTCGGCGGGCCGCAGGTTGATCTTCATATTCAAAGTATCACTGGAATTGGAACAGTCGAAGGTATCGGAGGCCCACAGGCTAATCTTCACATTCAAAGCATATCTGGCATAGCCACAGTCGAGGGGATAGGCGGCCCCGTAGTAATTGCGGGGATTGTGGGTGCTGGCGGAATAGCCACAGTAGAGGGGATTGGTAGCTCTATCTTGGCTGGCCCTATAATAGCATCAGGGGTTGCAACCATACAAGGCATTGGTGGCCCGCAAGTCAATCTTCATATTCAGAGCATATCGGGCATCGCAACAGTGGAAGGATTGGGTGCCCCTGTGATAGCCGGTTCCATCATTGTCTCCGGTATTGCTACCTTGGAAGGTGTTGGCGGCCCACAGGTTAACTTGCATATTCAGGGTATTACAGGAATTGCCACAGTAGAGGGACTGGGCGCTGTCGTGGTGGCTGGCCCTATCTTGGCAACCGGGATCGCCACAGTCGAAGGTCTAGGAGCTGTCATAGTAGCCGGGCCGATTATCGCTACTCCCGTTATTTCGGTCGAGGGAGTCGGCAACCCACAAGTCAACCTTTGGATTTTACTCCCCTCCGGAATCGGGACAGTTGAAGGGCTTGGCAGCCCACAAGTCAATATGTGGATTCATGCGGGGAGCGTGGCTTCGGTTGAAGGAATCGGTAGCCCCCAGGTCAACCTCTGGATCCACGCTACCGGGGTAGATTCGGTCGAAGGTCTTGGCACGCCGTTCCTTACTACTTATGCCACCCTGGCTGCGGCGCTTGGATATACTGTCGAGGTCAGGGATAGCTCAGATAAGTTGGTTTCTATACTTCACAAGGCTTACGAAATAGGGTTAGTTGAGGAACTAAACCGACCGCCTATGCTTGATTTTATGGTACTGGCTGATAGCGATACACTAACTAACATCAACCGGGATAACCAAATCTGGCTGAGGGATTATGACACCGGCACTCTTCTTTATAAGTTTATTTTAAGCCGACGGAGAGACGTCCGGGATTAGGAGGAGATAGTTATGGAAGGTTTTTCCCATGTAACTGTAGGGGCGTCAATGACCCAGGTCGAGTTTGAGGCCACTGACTCCCATGATTTGGATTCTGGCGTGGCGTTCCCCGGCGCTCCGGCAGAGAAAGATATGTTCTACCGCACCGACGAGCATCGAATGTATTTTTACAATGGGACCGCCTGGGTGGATATCTCCGGGGCCGGTCATTCGTTTACCGAGCTTGACGGTAGTGTAACTCACGCACAGGTAGCTAATAATTCGTGGGAGGAATGGGATCTGTCAGGGCCTTTGCCTACCGGGGCTGCCTCGATTCTAGTTGCTGCAAGGCACACCGGGTCCAGCCCAGTCTCAGGCGTTATAGGCGTCAGGGCGGAAGATAGTGCCCTTGATAGAGCAAAGTGGACGGTGGGGGCAGGTGACTATGCCAGTATAACTATTACCTCCGAAGTAACCGCAGCCCGGAAAGCCAAGACTTACGGGCAGAAAAACGGGTCAGTTACGAATACATATTTTTGGTTAATGGGATACTGGAGCTAATATGCCATTTCCTTATGCATTCCCTTTCGGGTTTGATTTATTTATCACAGTAATAGATGGTATTCCTACGGTTGAAGGGCTCGGGCGCCCTGTAGTCGGGGAGAAACTAATCTTTCCGTCTAGCGTGACTTCAGTCGAGGGATTAGGCGAGCCGGTTGTTGTTCACATAGCCGTCCCGGTCGCCCCGTCCGGGTATGTCAAAACAATGGTTTCCTGTGATGGTTTAATGGCCAGACTGGGTGAAGAAATAATAGCAACCTATGACACCGGAACAGACGGCTCACCAGTTGGCGAAATAGTTACCGCATTACTAGCCTTCCAGAGGAAAGCGACTCAGGTCGGTGAAGGGACTGTTGGCGCCACCGGGACTAGGGCAATATCAATTACTAATAAATCAATCCTATCGTCTCTCATACAACTTCAAGAAAGCGTGGGGGGATATATCTCGGTAGACAATGACTGGGACTTCCAATGGCCAACCACGATAGGGGAAGACAAAAAGCAGGAAATCAGATACAGGAAGAATCTCCGCGGCATTATAAGAGACATCGACTATGAGAACTTTTGCACTAAACTACACCCCGAGAGTTCGGACGAATCGCTGTCCGATATCTCTATCGGCCCGGTAGATGTCGACACGGATACCGATGCTTCGTATGGTTATATCACCCTCGCCGAAACCTATGCCGCTTACAAGGACTGGAAGGCAGCGGGCAACCCCTTACCAGATAATGTGACAGTCTTCAAGCAAAACGCAGCAGCCGTATGGAAGGTGTCAACGGGGGTGGATTCAGCCACAGGCTGGACTGACTCTGCCAAGGTTATTGATGACGACTGGGGGACATACGGATATTCCAATGAAATTGATGGTCCAGAGGTTTGGACCAATTATATCACCTGTAGTATTGAGAGCGGTTTCTATGGGACCGTTAAGTTCAAAGGGAGTTATACTTCGTCAGAATCTAACTACTTTCAAAAGATTGAAATTAGTGCGTATGATGGAGCTGATTGGACAGTAATCTATTATGGTTATGGTGGCTTGCATGGTGAAACTACTGCGGGATTCGCTGGACAAACCGTTGAAAAGTTTAGAGTGCGAGCAAGGTCTGGTGCTGGCTTTTACGCAGGGAACACGGGTAGTTTTTATCTCTATGAGTGCCAATTCCTTCAGAGTGATTTGGCAGATGATTCTGCTGTCTGGGAGCAGGGTGAATTCGAGAATACCATTAGGTGTGATATTGGAGACTGGGACGCCGGGGCTACTTACCAAATCTCTTATACTTATGCTGATTATCTGGTGGCCTGGGATCAGATAACCACTGCCGATGATATCGTCTCCCGGGTTGTGGTTAATAAGTACGAGTCATATTCCCTGTCATTATTAGAGGCGGCTATCCTCTTATTGGACGAGCTAAAGGTTATCCCCATAACCTACGATATAGACACGATTGACCTATCACAGAACGAGGACTTTGATTTCTCGTTTGATGCGTTGGAATTAGGGTCACAGGTGAGGGTGATTGACGAGGACATGGGCGTCAATGTCAATGTCAGGATAATTAGAATGGAGCATCCGGATTTACTCGAGCCTGAAAGAATGAAACTCCAGCTATCTACCCGGGTCAAAGATATCTCTGACTACATAGCCAATCTGCATAGGGAGTTTTCTTGATGGATGATATGAAGTGGTTAGCACGCCCAATAATGGCGGTTGTGGCTTTAATAATATGGACTCTCGTGTATTACGGAACAGGGGAACCGCCCCCTGCTTTCCTTGATGGCATAGTAACCGGTGTCTGGGCAGCAGTAATAGTCAGCCGGGAAAGGGAGAAAACAAGAGATGCTAAAATTGCAGCCGCCAAGATTAGAGGTTAGATGCCGATGGCATATCGCAGCCGGGATAATTACGGTTTGGAGTGCGCTGGGATCAATGGCTTTCCCCTTTGTTGTCGCTCTGGGTTATCTATACTACCAGAGGCAACAGGATAGAAATCTGGGGACTTTCTCCTACCTGGATATATACGAATGGCTGGTTGTAGTTTGTATTAACGTGGCGGCGTTTGTGCCGTTGAAAGTGATGGGTTTGATATGACGAAAAACACCGAAGAAAGACGGGACTACAAAGGCTGTGACGTTTTGCTTGCCCACATAGATGAGAGGCAGGAGAGTATATTCCGTGAATTAAATGAAATAAAAACCCAAGATTTGAAAGCCATTAATGATAACCTCACCGCCTTGAACGGCAGTGTAAAGGCTAACACCAAGAGGAGTATCGCAAGCGAGGTGCTATGGGATATTGCAAAGCTATCGGCCAAGATAGGCATTCCCGTTGCTGCCAGCTTGATTGTAATGACCTACTGCGGCATCTGGTAAATAATAGAATATAGACCCTCAGCAAAGCGCCTTCGGGAAACCGGGGGCGCTCCTTTTTTTGTGCCCTCCGTCTCATTGTAAAAGAAAGCCCGCCTCATTGGCAAAGAAAGCCAGTCGCATTGTAAAACTATTTTCAGAAAATAGCTCAAAGGGGTATTGACTTTCCGTAAATAGTATGTTATGATGGGGGCAGGAAGTTAAGGAGGGTAGAAATGAAAAGCAACACACAGAAGGTAGAACGAGAGTACTGGTACTGCCCCCAATGTCAGGAAAGCGGAAAACAATCAATGAAATGTAAGACAGCCTGGAACGAAACATACTATAGCTGCCCGGTATGCGGGGGGCGCAGGCAAGTAATAAAGGCAGAGGATAAAAAGTAAACAAAAGGCTTGCGTATCTGTCAACAATGTGCTAGTATGGTTATAGTCAATAGTGAGGTGAATATGAAAAGAAAGGATGACAGGAACCAGGCCATACTAGAATACTGCGCTAACCCCCGGATGACGCTAAGGGATATCGGTATGCAATTCGGGATAACAAAGCAGAGGGTATGGGCTATCAGGAAAGCATACCAGAGGCCACAGGATGGACGACAGGCCGTTTCGGAGTCTTGGTTGGTACGATGCTACAAATCAGTAATGAAAATGCTAAGGAGGGGGGAATGATGGATACAAGTAAGCAGTATATAAAGATGAGATTGGCAGCTACCCCTGACTTGGGGGCTGGTATTCCAATGAGCTTTTCTATAAGCTGGCGGACAGAGACAGTTCTTGTAGATGGGAAGGGTGATTGGTACTATTCCACAAAAGACGAGTGCGTGCAACTTGAAGGGCAAGATCAACTACAGAGGATGATGGGACTATCGCTGCCCGAATTACTAGGTTCGTGGTTTAGGTGGCTTCTACTGGGGTTGTCACAGGAATGTTTTGATACATTAGAAAAGTTAGGGTTAGCGTTCGTAATGAAAGAGGTGTATAATAAAGTTTGGAACGGGGAGAATTGGGAATGATAGAAACGCTAGTACGCAAAGATCCTCAACGCACCTGCCAACATTGTGGCCTTACAGGGCCAGCCAGTGAGTTCTATCTTGATCCCAAATACAACTTTACCTTTTGCAATAACCTGAAGGAGTGCTGGGTGAGGTGGGATAAGAAGAACGGAATGACAGCATGGCAAGCGAGGAGGTGCGGCCTATGAAAACTAAGTAGGGAGGTGGCAATAATAAGGGGGGCTGGACAAAGGAGCATGAGCCAGCCCCCCAAAAGGAGCGAACATGATACTAGAAGAAATCCACGAGAAGTGCGGGCTAAGAGTAAATGAAGAAGACCATGTCTATACTCTGTGCCATAACTGGCACGTCATAGCCAGATACCCCACTACTGGCCCATTATCGCGTAACGAGATACGACACGATGCAGACGAGTATATCGTTGGATTAGTCAAAAAGGGAAGGTAGCATGGATATACTCGAAGGAATAAGCATGATGTTAAAAGCGTTGTTAGTGATAGGGGGAATGATTATAGTAATCCTGTTAACCCGGGAATAAAAAAGGAGGGCAGCATGGGTGATCAGCTAGGGATTTTCGAGGAGATTGACCGGCAAATGAAGAGGGGTGATTATGTTCCCTCACCAGACCCTAACGCATGGAGAACCGGAGAAGAAGAAGTGCGCCTTGAACCAGAGGACAACGCACCACCGCCGGGCGGGTTGGCGGAAGCGGCACAAGCAGCCGGGGCAGAAATCAAGATTGTAGAGATACCGGGCCAGGAATCACGGTTATCCCGGGCGGTTGTGAATGTATTGCCTGATCTGGACCCGGTAGTGATCAAACTCCGGGAGGAAGTCCATAAGTTACTGGCCTATTCTCAGCAACGGGCAGTAGCGACAATAGGGGATGCCGGATCAGCCACCAATGACCTCACCATAATGAGTGAATTGAAGAAAGCACTGGACGGGAAACGCAAGGAATACCTGAAGCCATTACAGGACTACCAGAAAAGCATCCGGGATGTCTTTGACTCCATCAGCATACCGTTAGAGCAAGCCAACAAGGTGACCAAAGACAAGGTATTGGCTTTCAAACGAGAGCAGGAACGCCGCCGGCAGGAAGCAGAAGAAGCGGCTAGACTACAGCGTGAGGCAGATGCGGCAGCCCGTAAGGTCTTAGAGGAAACAGGGGAAATCATAGGGGGGCAATCAGAAGCCCCGGTGGTAATACCCGATGCTGTATCAACGCAGGTCCACGCCGATCTCGGGACAAGCGGGGTAACTAAGACTTGGAGATTCGAGGTTACAGACTTTACCGAGGTGCCGGATAAATATAAGGTGCCCAATGACGTTGCTATCCTGAAGGTAATCCGGGCCGGTGGTGATATCCCCGGTATAAAAGCCTGGCAGGAAGAAGGACTCAGAGTAACAACAAAAAAGGAGAGTTAATAATACGCCGATAAATAGCGATCCAATCATAACAATGATGACAAAATAAAAGAAGGAGTTAAATCATGGAACTAGGAGCAGGGAAAGAGTATGTTTTTACTATAAAGTGGGTAGTAAAGGATGCTATAGTATTAAGGGAGGGGGTAGAAAGCGAACTGGAAAGTCTCAACGAAATGGGCACGGTTGAAGTAATCAATACGGAGATAAGGGAGGGGAGTAATGTATAGTTCCGGTGAACTCGCGGCTTTGGCTGAATCGTTAGCCAAGGCACAGGGGGTGATGGTGCCTGCTAAAAAGGGTGCCGAAAACCCATTCTTCAAATCAAAGTACGCTGACCTTGCCTCGGTATGGGATGTCTGCCGTGTGCCATTGAGTGAAAATGGGTTGTCGATAGTCCAAGCCATAGCAGTTCCAGCACCCGGGGAGACAATCTTGCAGACAATACTCTTACATACCAGTGGGCAGTTAATAGTATCTAGTTACCCCGTCAAGCCTGTCAAGGACGATCCCCAAGGGATGGGGTCAGCTATTACTTATGCCAGGCGATACGCGCTAATGGCCATGATAGGGATAGCCCCCGAAGATGACGATGGGGAGAGTGCAGTAAGGCGCGCGCCGAAAGATGGCCCGGTGGAGAAGAAAGCAACCACTCCATCTGTATTAGCCACTGATGCTCAAATCAGGAAGCTCCACATAGACGCCAAGGCAACCGGGCTTGATGAAGCCGCGTTCCATGATCTTATCCATCAGAAATTCGGGGTTAAGAGCAGCAAGGAACTAACCAAAGTAGCAGCCTCAGCCTTAATAGAATCCTTCCAAAAGGTAGCAGTTGAAGCCCCCCCTGAGGATGGATCACCACCGGATGATGACCCCTTCGTCGAAGACGCCAAAACTAGTACACCTGCTCAAACTAACGATCGGGTAGACCTTGCCTGGGTAGAGGAAAGGCTTGGTGCCAAATCCCCGAAGGTAACGGGCAGGGAGTTCGTCAATAAACTCCGGTTAGATTATGATGTCCCGGTAGCCAAGACTGTTGAGGATGCTATCAAATCCTTAGATACCGCGCAGTTGGACGAGATAGTTGCCTGGCTAGGGGAGGACTAACTGATTAACAACTGAATAGTGCTGGTTACTGCTCATAGCAGGAGGAGAGTAGGTGAAAATAAGCCAGCACAATAAGGAGCAATATGGTATTTGAGGTAACACTAAAGAATAACGACAAGGCCAGGTTCCCAGCCCGTAACTGGGGTGATGCTGTTTACGAGGCAAAGGACAGGGGGCTGGATATTGTGGCCATCAGGATAGTCAGCGAGATACCCCCTAATCCTATAGGGTGTGGTGGTAATAGTTAATGACACCTTACTATCAAGAGGATGAACATAAATAATGGGTAACGAAAATCAAGAGAAAATGAAAGCTATCCGCGAAGACCTAGCAGCTAACTTATTTGACTTTTGGGCACACAGGGAAAGGCTTGTTGGTGAAGCAAGGGATAGGGCTTGGAAAGCGGAGAGAAAAACATTCTTAAATGTGGTTGACAACCAATTATATTACCTAGAAGAGATGGGTGCGATCGTAAATTTAGAGAAGGTCAAACCGGATCATTTTTATAATATACGATCAAAGTTTGTGGTTTTTTATTCTACCAGATAACGCACCCAGAGGAGAAAATGAAACCTTACTATCAAGATAAATGGGTAACGATATACCACGGGGATTGCAGGGAGATACTGCCTGAATTACCGAAGGTGGACTTAGTGCTGACTGACCCGCCGTACCCTGACCAACATCCCGAATATGGGGATTGTGATATATCTTTCCTTGCCGAGTTAAATTGTAGGCAGTTAGTCTTTTGGTCAGCTAGGGGTGAATTTCCTCTTGATTATACAGCCATACATATCTGGGACAAATACTGTGGTACTGTATCTGTCTATGAGCGTATCTTTGAACGAAATGGGCGAACTAACTACAAAGTTTATAGGGGGCAAAAGATACAGAACAATATGACTGCTCAAATGAGTAGGGATGTAGTAACGGGGCATCCGTCACAGAAACCACGGAAAGTGATAAACCCGCTAATGGCCGAGAATAGCAAGACGGGTGATATGATATTAGATCCCTATATGGGGACTGGTGTGGTGCCGGAACAAGCCAAGAAGTTAAACCGTAAATCCATAGGAATTGAGATAGAGGAAAAGTATTGTGAGATAGCGGCTAAAAGATGCAGTCAAGGGGTATTTGATTTAAGGGGTAATAGTTAATGGCTTGCCAAACAAACATTAAAGGTGGTATTATACTTTTATGGCTAGACCACAAAAACAAACAGTAGATTATTTCCCCCACTACGCCAACAGGAAGAAAACTATATTCATCCTGGAGCAGCGCTACGGGAATGACGGGTATGCCTTTTGGTTTAAGCTATTAGAGTCATTAGCAGAGACAGACGGGCATTATCTTGACCTCAGTGACGAAACGGCATGGGAGTTTCTACAGGCGAAAACCCGGCAGAGCGATGGTTTCTGTACCGAGATACTCTCCCTGCTGGTAAAACTAGGGGCTGTCGACCGAGAACTATGGCGAGATTATAAGGTGATATGGTGTCAAAACTTCGTTGATGGCATTGCTGATGTTTACAAGAACAGAAGGGCATCCACGCCTGTCCGCCCTAGTTTCTACAGCCAAGAACTCCCACTGGCAAGCGTTTCTACAGACGGAAACCCACAAAGTAAAGTAAAGGAAACTAAACTAAAGTATATGGTATTACCGGAATACCCAAACATCAAGTTAACCCAAGGGGAATACGATAAGCTCTTTGCTAAGTTTGACTATAAAGGGACAATGGACAGAATTGAAAATCTCTCCCTCTATATAGGCAGCAAGGGGGATCACTACAAGAGTCATTATTTTACTATCCTTTCTTGGGATAGGAGGGATGCAAAAGACAAACCAAAGGTCAAGAGGGGTGCAGACGGATGGTGAAGAAATACCCAATAATCTACACTAAAAGGAGAAGAAAAGATGTCCCAGAAAATAACCGATAAGGTATTGGCCATATTGAGCGGGGCTACCATAAATGGCAATAATATTATCCTCAACTGTGAGCAATTAGAAAGGAAACTATATCTTGATGTAAATAAAGTGTTAGGGGCAATGGGGGGAAAATGGGATAGGAAAGTTGGTGGACATATATATGCAGATAATCCCAGTGATAAATTAGAGTCGGTACTTTTAACTGGTGAATATGATAAACCCGCTGACTATGGTTACTTCCAAACTCCGATGGATTTAGTCGATGAAATGATTGTCCTGGTGGGGCTATCTCCTAATATGGCAGTGCTTGAACCATCTGCGGGGCGTGGGGCAATCGCTGAAAGGGTGGCTAGGATTGTTGGACACAATAACATTCATTGTTTCGAGCTTTTGTCTGATAATTGTGAAGCCTTAACGCATTATGGATTCGCCAAAACTGAGTGCTGCGACTTTCTTTCAGTTGAACCAAAACCTTTATATGATCGTGTTATTATGAATCCCCCATTTAGTAGGCAGCAAGATATAGACCACGTCATTCACGCCTTAAAGTGTCTTAAGCCTGGTGGTAAATTGGTTAGTATAATGTCATCGGGTGTTACATTTAGGCAGAATAAGAAAACGATTGATTTCTTAGACTTAATAAGTGGGCACAGTGAAATAATCCCCAACCCACCCGGGTCCTTCAAATTATCTGGAACATTGGTTAACACTGTAACAATTACTGTGGTACAATGAAGTGGGGAGTGATATAGAATTATGAAAACAGCCTATAACACCGAAGCAGAGGAAGCGGTAATCGGTAGTCTTTTAATAGACGGTGGTTGCCTGGAGCTAATAGACCTTTTGCCGGAGGAGTTCAACGGAGAAAGAACATCGAGGATTTATCAAGCGTGTTGTGCTGTTGAGAAACCAAACCAGATTACGGTAGCACAAAAGTTGGATGAACTCAACTTGCTTGAAGAGTGCGGCGGGGGCGCATATCTTTGCCACCTGATAGCAAACGTCCCTACTACTTTGGATATAGAACACTATGCCGAGATAGTTCATAAGACCTATTTGCAAAGGCAGTTAGTCCAGGAAGCACAGAAAATAAGTGAGCTTGATTCCGGTAATGTGGAACACGACCTGGATACTGCCGTTAGCTTGATAAAGACCCTGCGGGATAGCGCGGTAAAGAACACCGGTATAGTTACTCCCAAACAGGCGGCACAGCGCTTGATTGATTACGTTGACGAAGCAAAAGCCAATAAGTTAGCTTCCTCCTGGGGGTTTGTTGATCTGGACAGAATCACCGCAGGGCTATACCGACAGAACTGGATTATTGTCGGCGGCAGGCCATCGATGGGTAAGTCTCAGATAGTCTTTGAGGTGGCGCTGAAGCTGGTTAGTAAAGGGTTGACAGGGTTGTTTGTATCCCTGGAGATGGATCTAATGGGGTTACTCGAGCGCGAGGTAGCCAAGCTATACGATGTGACCGTTAGAGAATTAAGACACAATACGATATCCGAGGACAAGTGGGGGGAGATTATGACGCTGGCAGGGAAGGTCGAAGCGCGGCCTTTATTCTACGATTTCAGGGATAGCACCTCTGCTCAGGTAGCTAGTTGCGCTCGCAGGATCAAAGAGGATTACGGGCTTGATTTTATGGTAGTCGATTATATCCAGTTATTCAAGGAGTGTCGCACGGCACAGAATATGCACCAGGCTGTTTCGGGGGCCAGTAAGGCCATGAAGGCGATAGCCAAAGAGTTAGACATTACAGTGATAGGATGCAGCCAGCTTAACCGGGGATTAGAACACCGCGCAGATGATAACCGGCGGCCCAGGGTATCAGATTTCAGAGAAAGTGGATCATTAGAAGAAGATGCTGATATCGCCTTATTACTCTACCGGGACGAGTATTACAATGACAACACCTCCGAGCCTGGTATCCTTGAAATCAAGATGGCCAAGAATCGGCAGTTAGGTCCGGCGCCGGCTATCAAGCTGATCTGGAGGAAGAATCATTACGAGAATTATGCGGGTGAAAAGTGAAATATCTTAAATCAATATTCTATTTCGTGATAGACCTGGGGTTACTGGTGATTATTAAAATAGGGAGGGTAAAGGAATGAAATATCAGGAGATAAATGGGATAGCGGATGACTCAGAGTTGCTTGAAATAGGTCGCAAGGCTGTTGAAGATACACTTGTTGATTGGCGAGATAACAGGTTGAGTATGTTTAACAGGCATAACGGGCTTGTAATCCGTGAGAAGGATGGCAAGGATTCTTCAATAATACGATTGGGAACAGAAGATGCTCTCCGTATAGGATTAAGAGCAATGGCACAGCATATGGACATAAAAACTAGACAGGAAAAGGTGAAGGAAGACTTGGCTGAAGTATTATCCTTTTCCCACGAGGATATTGGGTGGGAGGATATGACTGAACACTCCAAGGCAGGCTATAGAAAAGAGGCTTTAATAATCCTCTCCTTTCTTTCTTCTAGTAATGTAATGCTGGTAGATAAAGATGCGGATGCACCTAAAAATCCATTCAGTCCGCTTGATGGGCGTAGGGATTATAGCCATTATCACGAAACTCAACAAGAAATGAAAGAGGCTGGCTACGAACTAACATATCCATTGGAGGTAAAGAAATGAATGACCAAGAGATTTTAGATAAGGTTTTCCAAAGGATTTACCAATGGTGTGAAGGCGATGTTGTCTTGTCAGTAACAGGTGCTTGGGCTAACTTTGAGGCAAGAGTCCTAGTCCGCTATACAAGGTGGATTGAAGCACAGAAATGGATAGAGATTGTAGAGAACTTGGAAGATGTAATTAACTCTATGTCACAGGGAGGATTGTAATGGATGAATTATTACTTACAAGCGAGGAGATAATACAAAATAGGAACAGGTATTATTTTGCCTCAGCCAGCGAACTAACCAGGAATGTAGCCAAAGCCCAACTAGCCAAGTGTGAGAAGGAAGCTAAACCTGTATGGCAGAGGGAAGCGGTAGAGATGGTGTTTAAGAGGATTAAACTGTTAGATATTAGGGGAGTAGTAGATGAACTAGACGGTATCATTGAGGATGAGTTATGCAGAGGTAATGATACTGATATAGATAGTTTTACGCTACAACCACTGAGAACCCTTGAGGTCAAACTGCAATCCCTGGAGCAAGAGCTATTGGATGAGATAGGAGGTGAGAAGTGAAGGTATTACGATTGACTCATATTAGCGGTGGTGGGACATATTGCATTTATGACGCTACCAACTGCCCTGCTTTGCTAGAGGAAATAACTGAGATGCAACATAGCGAGGTAGGCGAAGAATGGGGGATAGAGGTAGAGGAAATGCCAAAAGAACAATTTGATAACCTACCAGAGTTTATAGGTTGGTGAAGGAGGGTAAGTGATGTTCAAAACGATTGATATTGATATTGAAGACCCTTATGAGAGCATTAATGTGAACTGCTATTACAAGGGCGGGTATTACTGGTATACCTTTTGGGAGGGTAAGTGATGGATAGACTAGAGGAAGTAGCCAGCCTGATATGTGAAGATGCAGGGGATACTTGGGATTTAACACCCGATGAATACAAGGAGAGTTATAATAAATTAGCTAAACAAATCTGCTCTCTATTCCCAAAGCCTGATGAGAGTGGGTTGGTATACATTGACCCCTATATGACTAAACGTGATGTAGCTAAAGCCCAAAGAGACATGACCGCCTCAATAGTACGGGCTGAAGAAGAAAGAAAATATTACTTTGATGAGAATGGGAAAGACCTAAGAGACGTTTGTAAAACCTGTGAAGAATACATAAGGACTAAGACTCTCAAGGAAGTGGTAAATGATTTAATTATAGCAATAGCTACATCCAGCAAAGCAAAGGAACAAGTGGAGTCTATGGTAAAGTTAATGAAATCATATGAGGAATTACTCAAGAAGGGGAAGATGGCTTGAAGATTAACCCACTCGATAAGTTGTTTTCAGAGTATATCCGGCGCCGGGCCATAGTTAGGGTTGGGGGTTGTGAGAGATGCCTGTCAATCAAACCGGACACAGAGAAAGAGAACGGCACAGTATTCCCGG